AAAGAATCAATGAGCGATTAGATGAAATAGAAACCAAACTGGATGAAATCAATAAATGCATGATGCGTAATAATGGGTCCACTATCAAAACAGTGATTTATTCTGCAGGCACTGTTATAGCAGGACTGTTATCTACCATAGTTGTAATATTGATGAAAATGTAAATGACATACCGAGGAAAATTAGGTGGCAGAGCCATCGAGACTGCAATCAGTAAAGCATTAGACATGGCTTGGGAAGAATATAAATTGCAAGAAAAACATTGTATCGAAAGGCAATCAAAGACAGGTGCCTTTCTTGGAAGAAAAGCATTAGAAAAAATTAAAAAATTAGCACACAAAAGAAAAATTGAACTATTAGAATTATATACAGAAGACAAAAGGAGATTAAATGCCTATAATAACAACATCCACAGCATCAGCATTATTAGTAAACAAAATACCAAGGAGGAAACCAACAATGGCTAGATCAGGAAGAAGAAAACCTGCCATGAATTCTAGAAAACCAATGAATTCTAGAAAAAATAGAAAAAGTGGCAGACGAAGGTAAACTAATTGAAAATTGGATCAAAGGACAGATTGCTCGAGTCAATCGAACGACTAAACAGCCAATCTGTCCGTTTGCTAAAAAAGTATTACAAGATCAATCGCTACAGATTACGAAAGCAAAAAAGGACCTATTGGCTCATATTATCCATTGCTGTCATATGGTTCCTATCTTTAATCTGGATATTGTTATACTTTGGATAGATTACCCTATCACGGAGAAAAGACTAGAAGATATCTGTCGTAAAGCACATGAAGATAAATTACATATGGCCATCATGTACGATCACCCATCCAATGATGGCCTTCATCAAGGTGTATCCTTCAGTTACAAAAGAAAACCATTGGTAATGATTCAACCTTTAGACAAGTTGCGACGAGCTCAAAAACAATTACGTAAAACAGGTTGGTATCGTGCTTGGCATATCGATGATTTTGAGCAATTCTATTAAAAATATAATCGTACGATATATTCTCTGTAAATAAAAGTGTAAATAACAAACAACTCGTAAGGAGGAAATCTAATGGTAGATTCAAAACAACCAGAAGTCCAAGTTACACCAGCCACGGAGGCTAACGTAAACGACTCTAAACAAGGAACTCCGGAGATAGAGGTATCAAAAACCTACACTGCTGAGGAATTCAATAATGCAATGGCATCTGTTCGTAAAAAGACAGAAGCAAATGTGTTAAAAAAATTCCAAGATGTTGATGTTGAAAAATATCGTGACTTAGTTCAAAGAGAAGAACAAAGACTACTTGATGAACAAAAGAAACGAGGCGAATTTGAGAAGATTCTAAAGGAAACTGCTGAAAAGAAAGACCAAGCAATCAATCAACTTCGAAATCAGTTAAATTCGATCAAGGTAGATGGAGCATTGTTAAACACTGCATCCAAATATCGAGCAGTTAACCCAGAACAAGTGGTTCAGTTGGTTAAAGGCAAAGTAAGATTGAATGAAACTGGTGAGGTGGAAGTCATTGGCGACAATGGCACACCAAGATACACTGAATCTGGAGAATTAATGTCCGTGGATGGATATGTGAAAGAATTTTTACAATCAAATCCACACTTCGTTCAAGCAGGTCCAAGTGGATCCGGTTCAACATCCAATACCAATAGCAAAACAGTGCAGGAAGTAGATATCTCCAAACTGGATATGAATAATCCAGAACATAGAAGAATGTTTAAGGCAATGCAGGGTACAACCTCTAAGCCTAGAATGTTCTAAAATATAACAAAGGAGATATAGCAATGGCTATTAATACAACATCAACGCATGGTGCGTTGTTATCAAACATTTTACAAACTGCTGTTTTCACTGCAAGTGAGAGATCAATCGCAGGCAGTCTTGTAAAAGTTTACGATATGTCAGGAACTCCAGGCTTAACTGCTCAAATTCCGGTATATCCAGAAGTTAGTGCATCAGGTTTAACTGAAGGTACTGATTTATCTACACAAACTAGTGTTAACCCAGCAACTGTAACTGTTACTGCCGCTGAATTAGGCGTAAGAGCAGACATCACAGATCTTTTAAGAGAAGCATCTGCAGATGACGTTGCGGCTTCAGTAGGTTCAATCCTAGGTAATGCAATCGGAGAAAAAGTAGATGCAGACGTATTTGCTCAATTCGATTCATTAACAACTAACGTGATCAATTCGTCTGGTACAGACTTATCACCAAATGATATCTTAAAAGCAATTTACTTGCTTAGAGGACAAAACGCTCCAGCAGATGCTGACGGCGATTTCTACGGTGTATTCTCTCCAGCACAATTACACAATGTTGCTAAAGTGTTAACTCAAGCAGGATTTGTTGGTTCACAAGCACCAGCAATTTCTAACTTAGGTAATGCTTTATTATCAAGTTCAGCATACATGGGTAAAATCTATAACTGTAAAATATTCATGACTACAGCGGTAGCAGTTGATTCTGCAAACGATTCAGTAGGCGGTGTATTTTCACCAATGGCATTTGCTCACGTGATCAAAAGACCAATCGTTGTTAGAGAACAATACGATGCTTCATTAAGAAGCACAGAGTATGTGGCTACAACAGCAAGAGGTAATGCGATCCTTAAAGATGCATATGCTGTTAAAGTTAAATCAGAGGCAGTTGTAGACTAATAATCTAACAATTGTTTTTAATTCACTATAAACATGGAAAGGGCGGTAGCAATATCGCCCTTTCTTCTTTTATATTGTTATAATACTTTTCATAACCATATAAATAAAAATGTTCAGAAGGACTGAACAACAACCATTATAGGAGGACTCAAATGGCTAACATGAGCACAGACTCAGATTTACTCGAATACGAACCAGATATACAAAACTTTGGTATTCAAACATTCGCAGATCTACACGTAAAAACTACCAACGACATCTTAAGAAAACTTCGAACGGAATGGTGGCCTAGAGCAACCTATGGTAGATATGATATCACCACTGGTACCTACACAGAAATGGACAATAATCTATTGACCTATAGCCAATTCACCAGAGCGGCTGTGTATCACGTGTTATCAGAATATATCTTTCCTCGTCTATCTACATTTTCAGTGGAAGGCGATGTGTTTAGAGAAAAGATGATGTATTATAAAGAAAAATTTGCATTAGAATTTGCGGCAATATTAAAAGACGGAGTAGAATACGACTACGATTCGAGTGGAACCATAGAAAATTCAGAAAAGCAGGCTACACACTTCAATCGTCTCGTTAGATAGAGATGAGCGCCAGAGAAAGCATAGCAGAAGACATCAGAGAACAACTGATCAATATGTCAGATCCAGCACCAGGTTCTGTCACCAGAGAATTCTTTGATTTTGAAAAATTAGCGATCACACAGTATCCAGCAATTTTAATTGTGACTGGTAATGAAGAGAGATCCGATGTTACCATGACTGAAAGACAGGGCATTCTACAGATTGAATTGAGATGTTTTGTTCGAGGTAATAATTTAGACAGTTTACGTAATTCACTGGTTGAACAAATAGAACAAACCTTGGAAGCATCCAGAGGTAGAAATATCACAGTGGAAAATGTAGCCACTCATTATGTTCAAACCAGAGTCACTAACATTGAAGTGATTGAAAGAAATCCTCCAATTGGACAGGTTATTGTCACAGTAGAGGTAGAATACGTGTATAGGAGAGGTAATCCGTAATGAGAGAAATGTATGATCAAAATGGGAATTCTCATCTTGTTCCACACCAAGAAGTGCAGAACAAGTTGAAATCAGGTTGGATGTTATTCAAACCTGCTGTTACAAAAACAGAAAAAAACATCATTAAAACAACAACCAAACGACCAAAAGCGACAATGCGTATAACCAAAGCAGAAGCGGAGGTCATAAAACCTTATAATGAGGAGGACAACTAATGGCAAATAATACAACTGCATATGCAGGTACATCAGGTGTGGCTAAATTCGATGTTGGTGGCTCCGCTACTACAATCGCATCTGTCATATCTTTTACATTATCAAACACCGGTGATGTTATTGAAACATCAGCAATGGGCAACACTGCAAGAACTTATGTTCCAGGATTAACCACAGCAACAGTTTCAATGGATCTATACTTTGTGGATGGTGATGCGGCACAAGCGGCATTACAATCTGCACCAGGAGCGGCGGCGGCTACAATTGAATTGTATCCATCAGGCGCATCTGTAGGACAAAAACTAAGTGGCGAAATGATCGTTACTTCTTTTGAAGTTGCGGCGGCTAATGACGGCGCTGTGACTGCTACAGTAGCAGGTCAAATCACAGGTGCTGTAACAGTAACGAATCTGTAATATGACCAAAGTTATCTTTAACAGCGATAGTATGATTAAAAAAGTTAAGGCAATAACAGAAGCCGCGACTGAAGCAATCACAGATGCTGTTTTAGATGATGTAATTGATAGGTCGCCTGTTCGTTCCGGACTGTTTAAAAAGAGTTGGCGTAAGACTGGTAGTGGTTATAGATACAAATTAACTAACCCACAACCTTATGCTGGCGCACTTGAAAGAGGACGAAGCAAACAGGCACCTAACGGTATAGTAAAACCAGCAATTGAAAATATAAAACAACCAATCAGGAGATATAAATGAACCTAACAGATAAAATCAGTCAACACTACCAATCAAGTATTGGGGGTGAATTAAAGAGTATAAAAGTTCCAGAATGGGAAACTGAAATCTATTTTAGAACCACATACCCTTTAAAAGAACAAGGCAAAACAGTTGAAGCCTTGGTTGAATCAATTATACGGAAAGCCAAAACAAAGGATGGAAAACCTTTGTTTCACGATGCTGATAGAATAAAATTAATGAACGAGGCAGATCCAATGGTAGTAGTAAAAGTGGCTACTGCAATTAACAATGCCAAAATTGATTTTAGTCAAGATTCTGTAGCAAAGGAATAGAATCCAACGTTGAGTTGAGATTTGTAATGATACTGGCCGACAGATTGAAAAAATCTGTAGAAGAAATCATACAAATGTCAACGTTGGAATTAAAAATG